CCTCTTGATAGGGGCGCAGTAACATATCCGAATCCACTTCTTAATCTAGATGGTGGGGGGTTTTGGACCCTCGCCCCCCCTGTGCGAGGTCTAGCAGGTGTGGAATAAACCTGTGCCGCTAGATTACCTGTTAGCCCAGCTTGGAACTGCACCGGATGTTGGTTGCGCCGTTTGTTGCGGTTGAGCCGCAGGTGCTTGCGCCATCGGTGCCTGTCCAGAAGGGATAAAATCTTTCTGGTTCGGTGTTACTGCCGCCATGAGTTTGTTCTTATCCTCATAGCCAGCTGTACCTTTTTCAATGCCTACTTTAGCGCAAATCTCCATGCCGCTCAAGTCATTAACGCCACTTATGTTGCGTCTTTGCATCGCAGTCTCTGACATATCAGATGGATCAATATTGTTTGCACTTTCGATTATTGATCGAAGTGTAGACAAACCAATCTCTTTGGCTAATGGAATACCACTCGAACCCATCTTATCGCCATCGACAAAAATACGATGCCAGAACTTACGTTTGTCGTGCTCTCCGCCAACGACTGTAAACTCAAGTTCCATCCATTTGGCATTCGTATTGGCTGACTTTTTGAACCACATTCCGTTGCCAAACTCTGGTAGTTCCATATCTCCAAGTTTAACTGCAATGATTGCACGACATACTGTCCCATTTGGAATAAGTGTTCGTGTTTGTGTTGGTGCCTCTGAAACGGCGGCGTTATTTAGATTCAGCATTTTCTGTCCCTTCTGCTAAAGTTTGTTCATTGGGGTTTACAAAGTTTAAATGTCTCTCTGTATTACCCCCAGTACCCATTTTCTCAATAAGTTTACCAAGATGCGGCTCTTCTAATGTTTCGAGCCTACCAGAGCGATCCTTTGCAGGATAACCCCATTCGTTTAAAGCATCGCAGATAAAAGCACGATACGGTCCATTATCTCCTCCCAAGACCGCCATCGTAATCATTTCATCTACGATGCCTGGTAATTCTTTGCCAGTTTTGGAACCCTCGATTTGAAGCGCATATTGCTTGCGCCCATAATCGTCAGTGTATTCGTCTAGGATACCGACAAAGATTACGTTCTTATCGCGAATGTGTTGTAGATGTGTAAGCCACGCCATCATTTCGCGTCCGTGCATACCATAGGCCGCACGAGTATCTAGCTTACCAGTTCTGTCAGATCTTGACTCTGGCTGTTGCTGACACCACTGAAAACACAAACGCCCAGCTACTGTAATTGAATCAATAAAAAGCGTTTGATATTTATTCACATGTTTACTTGGATCACCATACATCTGACAAACACTATCATAGTGCGCCTGACTATAGCACTGATCTTCGTGCAAAGATGGATTACCACCACCAAGATAGCAGGCAAAGTCACGACACTCACTCCACGTTTGTGGACGAATAACGTCAATTGGATGTCCCTCGATAGCGGCATCCCCTGCCTCCAAATCCATGAATAATGTTGATTTAGGATCAAGTGTTGTTGCTAATGTTGTTTTACCAACACCACTTGCTCCGCATACTACGATCTTGTGACCGCGCTTTTCTGCAAGCCGTTGTTCGGCTGATATAATTTGTAGACCCATTTATTTATCCTCTTCTATTGAGAAACTACCCATTTCTACCGTTCTACAATCTTCTAATTGATTTTTAATATCTGGTGGAGCGGCTGTGTATTTTCGCTCCTCAACAGAAACAACAAGCTTCCCATAGTGTTTTGCATTTTCTGGTGACATTTTATTTAATTGGTCAAAAAGCTTTTCTTGATCCCAAGTAACCTTCTTACCAATTTTAGCTTTAAGCTTTTTATTTCCAGACATGATTGTAGTCGAACCAAAATCCTTACCAGCGGCTCGTAAAGCGTCACGAACCTCTTGTTGCCAAGTATCTTGGATTTTTTCATTTATATCTGAGAGCTCTTTTTTATGCCCATCGATAATAGTACGCAGTTCTTCTCTGCGCTCGAGTAATTGATTGCTCATGGCAAATCTCCACTTAAATTTTCTAGAGCCTTACACTTCGCAAAATATTTTATGTTAGTCAAGAATTTTTTTTGGATAGATATATATCAATATTAAAAACAGCCTTCATAAGCTTCTTTTTTAGTTTAAATTCAGGAGTTTCTACGCCTTTAGCATCTTCGACAATATGTTCCCATATTCCATCTGCGTTCTCTTTATTGTATTTAAAATCGGCTACATACGCACAGATCTTTTGATCGTTTACCAGGATGTTATAGCGTGGTTGGAGCTCTAAATCTTTTATTCTACCAGCTTTTTCGAGGGATTTTAAATACAAATAACGCTCTGATTCCCACTTCGAATCGAATGTAATTCCATGTACGGTGGTTTTTTTGTTTCCGTACTTTGACCTTGACCTTTGAAGTTTGGGATTATATCGTGGTTTTAGGTACATTTTGGGAGTTATACTAGTGTCTAAGAGTTCTTATCTAAAGTCAGTAGGTGTTAGCACAGATACTTATGAAAAGATAGTTGAAATATCGAGGAAAGAACGCAGAAGCTTAAAAGAACAAGTCGGCCTAATTATTGATGATGCTTACGAAAAACAAGGATTTGCATCGAAAAATCAGCCGATAAGATCTGTATCTGGTGGACTAAGCGCCGTTATTGAAGACTAAAGCAACCCTGCACTTCCTAAACCACCAAGTAATGTAGAGGCAATGTAGGGGTTTCTTTTAGCTCGTTCTCTTAGATTTGCTTGTCTTTTAAGAACATCTGAATTAATTCTTCTGTTTACTTGAATATTTCCTAAATTAACTGGTGATGGCTGAACATCTGGCACACTTGTTTGGTTTGCAGGCGGAGTTCCACGAACTTGTTGAGGACTTGTAAGTAGTTGACTTGCAATTTGTCTGTTTATAACTTGTCCTCTGTTTAACGCACCTAATCCTTTAGTTACACCTGATACTCTTTCACCTACAGTTTTACCAGATCCTACTTGAGAAGCCGCTTCATTTAGTGCCTGAGATAAACTTGCCGCTGCTTCTTCAGGAGTTTTTCTACCCGTTTTTAATTCTAAAGCTCTGCGCATTGTAGATGGACGATTAAATAAATAATCTAAAAATTTAAAACGAGCCATTTTACCAGCATTTTTAACTGGCGCTGTGAACGCTCCTGTTCTAATCTGATCTGCGGCTAATGACCCAGCACCTCTTCTTCCGGTATCACTAAGCATCATTAAATCATCAGCAAATTCATTTAAATCCGCAACAGCTTGTTTACCTAAGAATTTTTCTAGCATTTTAGGTTTATAAGCGTTTAAAGAATTTTTTAAAGAAAATGCAGCTTTTGCATCTACAAAAATATCTTCGTCAACTGATCCAAGAATATCATTGATAATAGTTTTTCTTATAGTTTCTTGAGCTACCGGATCGTCTTTGAAAAACTCCATAATCTTATTCATTTGTGAAGTTGTAGTTTTTGGGCTCATTATTGAAACTGCAGCATCTTGAGGGTCTAATTTTCCCTCTGCTAAATCACGGAGAACTTTAGATGACATGGCTTCTTCGAGGCCAACTTGAGCATCTTTTATACTTTTAAGAGTGGTAACTATATCATCAGATGGATTTTGCGAAACAACTCTTTCTAAAATATCATCATCTATTCTTTTAATACCACCATAAGCTAAAGATCTTGCTATATTTTGAACTTGATTCCAATCATCACCAAAAATAGCTTTACCAGATTTTCCTAAACTACTTATTTTGCTGTTAAACAAAACACCGTTAAACTTATCTGGGTCAGCAAAATCTTTTTTAGCTGCAGTCAAAGCTTCATCAATGTATTTTTGAGCAAGTGCTTGACGTACCTCTTCTCTACCTTCTTTTGCTGCATCCAAAACTGCATTTACACGCCTTGGTGTTTTTACAATGTCATCAAAATATCTACCTACTACTAACTTAACATCCTTACCAGCTTCACCCACATTTCTTAAAATGTTCAATCTTTCTAAAGTTTGGTAGAGGCCAATTTCTTTATTGTATGAAGCTCGAGCATTCTCTAACTTTTTCATAGCGCTTTTCATAATTGACGCACCGCCTGGACCAGTTCCAGCAAAGCTCATCTTTACTCTTCCATACATCATGTCATCAATTTTATCACGAACATCAGCTAAATAACGTCTGGCTGTTGTATCTCCGGTGCTTAACCTTGGATCCATCAAAGTATCTTGAATATTTTTACGAAGATTTTTCATGCCATTAAAAGATGTAAATCCATCTTTAGGACCAGAAAGTGTCAATTCATTAATATCATTACCAATTTTTGTAAATTCTTCTGGAGGCAAACCTTTTGCTCCTCCATAATCATTTTGAATAACATCATCATATCTTGTTTTAAATGCTTGAATATCAAAAATAGGCAATTGACCTCCTGTAGCCTCAATTTCTTCCCCATTTAAGATTATCTTTCCTTTAATATTACTTAAAGTATCATCAATTGCTTTCCATTCTGCATCAGCACCTTTTATGAAACTTTCATAATTATCTGTAATAGCTTTTAAAACAAAATCATCAATCTCTTCACCTTTACGAGTAGACTGAGTCAACAAATTAAGACTGTCATCTATGGCTTTCATATGAGCTTGTTGAGCGTTTTTTAGTTGACTAGAAAGTTCTTTTGCTTTTGCAGGTGTTGATTTTCCAAGAATTGATGCAAGCTCTTCAGAATCAACGGCTCCATACTTTTGTAAAAGATCTGCTTTTTCTTTAAGTGCAAAACCAATATTTTTTAGAGCTCTTCTTTTTCCTCCACCAATCGCTTCTGATATTTGAGAAATTCTAGATACAGCCGCATTCATACCTGCGGCTTCATAACTTGGTTGAGCCCCTTTATCTAAAAGACGCAAAGCTCTCTCAGCACCTTCTTGATTTAATTCATTTTGTGTTTGTCCAGTAGCTTTAGCGGCGGCATTTGCACCTTTACCAGCTAAATTAACAGCGCCACGAAGAGCTCTATATGTCCCAACTGTAGCAAAATCTACAGCGCCAGCTATAGCGGCTTCTGTAGCCACATCTTTAAGAACTTCTTGTCCTGTTTGTTTTTGCAGACCCATGAGACCTTCAATAGCTTCCTCAACTGTCTGACCCGCTGCTGCTCCACCTGCCGCTCCTAACGCACCTGTAAATAAACCTGGAGCACCAAGTATACCACCAACAATAGAACCAACGGTTTCTGGAGCCAAACCAGCTACATCAGAAAAATCTCTAAGAGTAAAACCTTTATCCTCTATCACGAGATTTTTACCGATAGGTTCCATGCCCTCCTTGGCTTGACCAGCAGGTGTTAACGCTAAGTTGCCTTTTGAGTCTTTGGTAAAACCCTCATCTCCAACTCTTTGACGAAGAAAATTTTCTTTTTCTTCAGCAGTCTCCATGAAGGATAATTTTGCTCTTAATCCACCTTTAGCGCCTGTTTCATAATCAAAATTTTCGTCTTGTTCTTTAGATTTTGATAACATTTCATCAAAAGATGGTGGTCTACTAGCACCTAAAAATCCTTTTTCAGGTTGAGATTCACGAAATTTTCTAAGCAATTCCTGTGGGGATAATTGACTTTCTCTAAATTTTCTTAATTCTTCTTGAGGTGTCATTTTTTAAAATCATCCATTGTAAGATTTTTGCCAGTAGCTTTATTTATAGCATCGAGCTCTTCTTGTGTTGGCATATCATCTTCTGGAGCACCAAAGCTTATTCCAGCATTTACTTCTAACCATTCTATAGCTGTATCTAAATTTCTTTGAGGTTTTAAAATAGTAAGATCATAAATATCTTTTAATTGTTTTCTTATTTGACCTACATCTGCGCTACCCCAGGATATCTTACCAATTCTCTCTATTACGAGATCACGGTCTCTGTCTGATAGTGTTTTTCCAGACTCTCTTAAAATCTCTGTAGCTCTATCTATTGCAATATTTTTTAATTCTCTTTTAGCATCTGTAACATCATCTGTTTCTCCGATACCAAAAGCGACTAATATTTCGTTAGCTTTAGATAAAAATTGTCCTGGAATTGTTACGCCACTATCTAACGCAGATAATAAATCTTGCATTTTCTTTGTGCCAGAATTTATATCCTGTTGATACTGAGCAAACCTACGAGCAACTGTTTTAGGATCTTCAGCAATCTTATAACGTGTTGGAGTTGTTCCCTTATAATTTGAATCAGCCACCGCTGCTACAACTTGTAATTCAGGAGGCATTTCATCAGCTTTACCACCAATTAAAGATACCCTCTCATAACTCTCCCACATATCGCCAAGATCTTGACCTTCAGCACGTTTTTCAAGAATTGATAAACGATCAGAGGCATCAATAAATTCGTAATTTTTATCAAAGTCTGGAGTGTTTACAAGTTTGTTAAGCTCAAATTTATTCAAATCAACAAACTCGCCATTATCAAATTCAGAAAATTCTTCTCCTTTAGCACCTTTTTTGTAAATCCAATATTTACCACGGTTCATAAGCTTTTCTTGATTAGCGGCGTCAGTGGCTCGATCTGACGCTCTAGTTTGTAAGGCATACTTGCCTGCTGCTATCGCATCATTTCTTGCTTGTGTCTTAGCTTTTTCTAACGCAGGCATGGCGGCTTCTCCTGCCTTACCAAATTCACTAAGCATACGACCTACGTTAAAACCTTTACCTGCTCTGTTTTGCATAAGAGCAAGTCCAAACGCCATCAAAGCCTGACTTTTATCTACTTTGCCACTTATATCTATGCCAGTAGCTTCAGCAAATTCTTTCTTATAATCGTCAAGAGATAGTTCTTTTGTTTTAGGTCCAGCACCACGAGCTTGCTCAATGTAATCTTGCATAGCTGATGAAAAAGCATCTTCAATTACAGGTTCACTTGGTTTTTTTCTGCCCATTTCATCTTCAGCAACTTCTTGATTCAGTTGAGCTAAAGAAGTTATAGCTTCTTTTTGCGTTTTTGCTCTTTGAGCTTCATTTTCTGCCACTCCAAGTTGAGCTAATGCCTCATCGCCTGCACCAGAACCCGGAAAAGGTTTAGATACACTTCCGGGTTTAGTTAGATCCTGAACTAATTTTGGGCCTTCTGGACCCGGAGTTGATTCAAATATTTTTACATTATCTATTGTAGTGGGATCAAATGGCTTAAAATCATCTGGTGTTTTACCAATTAATTTTCCGTCTTTATCAAATTTAGCGCCTGTTAAATCAGGTTCAGATTTAGCTGCTTTAACCACTTGTTTAGTGGCTTCCTGTATATTTTTAGGGGGTAAATTGTAAAAGCCGGGACCACCAGCTTCTTTTTTATTGTAAAGACCAAGGCCAAATCTTAAAACATCATCAAGAGCGGTGCGCTTGTTTTCAGGAAATCTTTTTAAAGGATCTGTTAACTCACCACTTTGTATCATGGCATCTAATCTTGTTTTCGGAGTACCAAGACCTCTTGTGTTTAATACTTTCCCGTAAGCGTCTAAAGGATTTGCCATAATTGTTCGCCTTATTTCTAAGCTCTGTTAATGCCCTGAAGGGTAGTATATGCTCCAAGTCCAGCCATTACTGGATTAGTTTGATAAGTAGGTTGTTGTATTGTGTTATAAAGACCCGCAGAAGGTGTACCAGACAGAGCGCCATATGCGTAGTTATATGGCAATAGAGCTTGCTCAGTTGGCCTTTGTGCTTCTTGCCTTTTGACATCTTCTATTGTTTGTCTAAACCCACGCTCTGATTCTCCTACACCTTGCATAAATGCTAGATCCGCAGGTGCCATCGCACCGTACACACGACCCGTATCAGCCGCCTGAGTGCCTAATGTTCCATAAGACTGACCTATACCGCCAATTAATCTACCTGCTTCTTGTGAGGCTTTTTGAGCCTGTGCATAATTTTTCATTCTTAAATCAGCAGTAGCTTTGCGTTTTGCATCAAGAATATTACGTTCAATCTCTGCTGTTTGAATGCCCTGTCGAGAACCACCAAATGCCCCTGCTTGTATAGCTTTATCAGCAGCACGATTTTGAGCAACCAAACCTTGGCGATCAATATCTGCCTCTACTTCGTCTATTACCTCTCTTGTGTATGGATTCATAAAATCTGTAACTTTTTCTGCATCTGTAAGATATGATTTAGCGTCTGAAAAAGCACCTAAACCTTCTGTTAATCCTGTTTGTGCTTGAGTAAAGTAAGGATCTGTACGCTGCATAAAGTCAGGTATTCTATCTGGACCCGCAGCAAATGTTTGAGTTACTGGATCGTAAGCACCTCTTGAATCTTCTTGAAGAAATTGTGAGCCAAAAGTTTCGAGTCCAAAATCTACAATTTGACCTGTATCTGGGTCTCTACCGTACTGACCTGCTAATTTATATTCAGGTATTTTAAAATAATCTGGGTCTTGAATAAGACCGCCAGAAAATTCTTTAGTATTTGTATCATAAGTGCCGAATATCGCGTCAAGTAGAGCCTTTTCTCGTAATTCAAGATAATCTGGGCGGCGTTGTATTGTTGTTACTGGATCAGCCATTCTTACGCTCCTTGTGATTGAAGTCGGTTCTGCATGGCATATGCTCTCTCAATACCCTTATTAAGATCTCCATTACCTAAACCCTTTACAGCTTTTTTATTTAATACAAATTCACCTGCCATAAGCATAGCAGGTACATCATCCTTTTGACCAGAACCCTCAGATGGCATGATGCCACCGTTTCTTCGAGGAAAATACTGTCCATCAACAGTTCCGCCAGCAGCTAGTTTTTTTGGTATATTTATATCTACAAAACCCTCAACGCCACCAAAAGGTCTCCTTGCTGGATCTTCATCATCAGAACTAAATTGATCTGCTAATAAACTAGCAAGCATAAAAGCTCCCGCCTCTCCGGGGACAGTATTTAAAATATCTGCAAGACCCCCCTTCGGATCAATCATTCCAGTTTTTGCTAAAAATGGAGCAATACCCAAAGTTCCTTTTGCAGGTTCTATGCTTGCTATGCCTTCTTTAGCTATATTTACTGGTGATGTTTGTTTTTTAACTATATTTGAAACTACATTTGCAGCATCTGCAACATTCATTCCTTGTGCTGCGGCTGGTAAACCAGACATTTGTTCAGCTTTTCCTCCAAAAAGACCGGGTGTTCCCAGCCCTCCTCCAAGAAGAGTACCCAAACCAGCATATTTTACAGCGTCTTTTGTGTCAGCCCCAAGAGCTTTACTAAGAAGAAAATTAGTGGCTAAACTTGCTATTGGATTGCCGCCACCACCTAAAAGTGTAGCGCCAATTTTTAAAATATCTGATAAAGCCATCTACCTCTCCGACAAAATATATCTTATTTTAACACCAATATGCTAAGATATCCACTCGTAAATCTTTTTTGTTTCTTTCACACGATGATCTAGCCCATTATAGCCGCCGTTCACCACCCTAGTGACACGCTTTATTGTGTCATCATTTACACCTTCATCGCATATTTTCCATATATTATTACGCTTAAAGAACCATAAAGCTGAGTCCATAGCATAATCATTTGATACAAGATCTGGGTTGTCCATAACCTCTGGTAGCCTCATATCGCTTGCAAACATTCTATAATTATCTCTGTGCGTTAATTGTAAAAATCCTCGACCGCGCCACGCATAGCCTTGTCCCTCGTTGCCACCACGGTGTCCATATACCTTATCAGCAAGAGCTTTGGGGTTCCTTGCATACGGCTCTGCTTCTTCTTCTGTTTTAAAATACTTACCAAACACCTTGAGACAAGCATCTACAGAATAGTTTAGATTCTCTGATGTATACTTAAAAGAACCGCTTTCATGCACAGTTTGTCCTAGTAAATGAGCTCCTCGCTCTGGTGATAATTCAAAGTGAGATACGATAGCTTTGGCTGTATTGGGGCCAAATGCACCGTCTGGATCTACTCCACACTTCTCTTGCAATAGTTTTAATGCTTCAA